ATACGAGTGTAGTTCGCAGAATAGACTGAAACACGGTTGCGTGAGTATGTGCCTGAGTAAGATGATACACGACCACGAGTATACGAAGACGCACGACTACGTGAGAATGTACCAGTAAAGTTTGTTACACGGTTGCGAGTGTATGTTGATACACGTGCACGGTTATATGTTCCTGCAAAGTATCCGGTAAATGCTGTCAAACGCGTACGTGCGTAAGTTGACATGCGATTTCTTGAATAAACACCTGAATATGCAGAAGTGCGAGTACGAGAATAATTACCCTCGAATCCACGTGTGTAGTTTCCTGTAAAGTCACGTGAGTACGTTCCTACGTAATCACCTACAAAAGTACGTGAAAAGGTATTAACACTATTACGTGTGTATGAGGAAACACGATTTCTTGAATAAGCAGAAACACGAGTTGTTAGGTACGATGATGGACGTGTACGAGTATAACTCTGATCCACGATCGACCGACGTGTGTTTGTTGCTGAACCCTTTACTAACCAAGTACCTGCAGATGTAGGAACACCTTGTGTACCAGAACGTAATTGATACGAACCAATGGCACCAGCAGTGGCACGTAGGGTTTTTGCACGTTGACCAAGAGTGTACTTGATCTGTGCGTCTGTCATTTCTCTGAATCCGTCTACAGAAGAACCGTCATATACAGTTGCGACTGGACGAACGACATCATAAGTAACTGCACTTAATGACGTCTTTTTCCAAATATGGTAATTTACAGTAGTGCCGTCTCCATGAGTATCGGTAAATACATTTTCAATATGGATACTCCAATCTGATCCCGGAGATGTTTGAGATAGACGGAAGGTACCTTGATATTCAAGACCCGCAACGTCTTTCATGACACGTTCTGTAAGTAGGTCTAAATCCCCGTCGTCCATTTCATAGAAGCCTGGGTTAGGGCCCACGTCATAGTATCCTACTGGACGGGCAAAATCTGCTCCGGACTCATCTGCTGATCCACCTACTTGTTTAAGGACAGTAGTTGTTGTGGAACCAGTGATCTGAGATGCAGGGTGTGTCCCTGCTGGTTCGTTGTAATAAGTATCTACAAAAGAACCAATATTTACACTTCCGGTTAAACTGATATTGCCGATATCACTAGCAGTGGCCTCTGCTAATGCTTCTCCAACCTTAACAGCAAGATATGCTTCCTGTGCCGGTTGAAATTCCTGTAGGTCACCATCATTAATGATTTTTAGTGGTATACTAGATGCTGACACGATATCGTCTCTCTTTTAAAAGTTAAAGTTTAGTGGTTAATGACCTGATTATTTATACGAAATCAGATCGTCACTTTTAACTTTTTTGCGGCCAGTTTACTTCTTGTGCAGAACTAACACCATCTAGATTTCTTGTGATATCTCTTAATTGCTGTCGGTAGTCTCGCCAAGACTGCAATTCTTGTTCAGACAGGGGAGCATCGAGTGCTTGGGTCCAATCACATGCACTGAGTAATTGGTTTCTGATTAGACGTATTTCTCTATGTAAATCATCATCGTTCCAGACCCAAGTCAAAGAGTCAAAGTCCCATCGAGAATGTTTGTTGGGTGGTAACCCTGTGAATTTAAAGGTATTGCTTGATGAATCGAACCAATGGTAATCCATGAAGTAAGACATTTCTTTACAACCGTCTGGTAATAAATCTTCATATACATGAATAATGCGTTGAGAACCGTCTTGAGTAAACCCTGCAGCATCGTATTTTAATTGTGGGAGAGAGATTCTTTCTATCTTCCCCGTCTGTGTGTTAACATATACAACGTAATATAATTTCATTTTTCTAGGTTCTCGTTACAGTATAATAATCTATCTGATAGTTTGTGCCATAATCAGAAGAAATGTAATCTCCTTTTATGTAGGTATATCCACCAGTCGTGTAGGACTGAGTCACATAATCACCCTGATTAATCTCTGTGTTATAGACATTTGTTCCTTGCCAATTAATCTGGTTAGTAACTATTTCTTCCATCTCTTGAGTGTATGTGGTTACATCTCTCCACCAGCTACCAGCAGAACTAGTATCGGTCTGTTCTGGTGGTGGTTCTGTATTGTCGTCAGTTGAAGTAGGGTCAACTTGATTAGGCTTGGTGACCGTGTAACTACCTGCTGCGATCCAGTTGCTTCCATTAAACACCTGAATATTGTATGTATATGATGATCCATTCGGTGGAACTTCATTTACTGTGAAAGTATTTAGGTTAGTTGTTATTGAAACATCTGATAAAATTATTAAAGATCCACGATAAACTCTCATTTGCACCGCATTCGTATCGGTGCCTTCAGTTAAATGAGTAATACTTAATTCATGATTTGTAGCATCTGGATGAACTATTCTGTTGGTTGTTGTGGTAAATATGCCACTATCATTATCGTATAGGGTAAATTCTTTCTCAGCAAGGACTTCTACACCTTCACTTCCCAGTTGCGCATTAACACTAGATGTATCATTACCTGATCGTAGTTGTGCAAGAAACACTTCTCCTTGCCACCCCAACTCAGAATCTCCGGTTGTTACGGTACTAGTACTGGTATAATTACCTACAAATTCACCCGTATAATACGTTTTTGCACCATCGGAATATGAAGACACTCGAGTTTTTGTAAAATCTCTCGTTGAGGTGACCGTTGAGTTTCGTGTTGAAGGCACAAAGTTTGCATAGTCACCTAAGTAACTTGGTGTTCTTATATAACTACTAATATCCGTAAAGTCACGAGTATATGCACCCTCGTAATTACCTGTGTAATTTCCAATGAACTCTAGTATTCTAGTGAAAACACTAACCCTAACATTATCTCTAGCACTTATTCGTGTGTAATAAGATATTGGGTATCTGCTATATGAGTCTACAACATTACCTACATAATTCCCTTGATAGTTACCTAAGTAAGATGAGGATCTAGAATAAGTTCCTGTAAAGTTACCCAAGTAATTACCAATATACGATAAAGTTCGACTATATGTTCCTGTGTAATTACCTTCATAATTACCAAGGTATGTTACTGTTCGACTATATGTGCCTGTGTACTCACCCAAAAAATTACCAATAAAGTCTCCAGCATAGTTACCTATAAAGTTCCCAAGGAAATTGCCAGTGTAGTCACCTGTATATGTGCCCGCATAATCAAAGACTTGAGGTCGAGTACGAGTCGATGTTCTATTGGAAGTGCGTGTATAATTAACTGGATAGGTTACTACGTAACCCTCCATTATAATTTGACTCCGTTTAGGTCCAATAAAATTACCAGTGAAGTCTCCTATAAAGTATAGGGTTCTATCGAAATCTCCTGTGTAATTTCCAATGAATGACCTACTATAAACTCCAGTATATTCCCCTATGAAATCACGATTAAAGTTACCTTCAAAACCTACAGTGTATGTTGAAGCTCGACTTTTAGTATAAGTGCTATACCTGTAAACTATTCTACCACTTTGTTTAGTGCGGGTTCTAGTATTGGTCCCCATAAAACTGCGACTGTAGTATACTGGTTCATAAAATATAGTCCCCTGTTCATTTACTTCTCTAACAGAAATTCTTGTGTCATTTCCAATGAAGTTGCGTGTATAATTTCCAGCATAGTTTCTAGAATAATTTCCTAGATAAGTTGAAACACGATTCCCAATGTACGTAATAGTACCTGCATAAGCAGACGATCTATCTCTAGTAGAACTCGTACCCACTGTTCTAATTCGATCATAATTACCTGTGAAATCTCTGGAATAGTTCCCTATAAAAGTTTGCGTAGAACTAGGTGCGCTGAGTGTCGTCGTCTCGGCGATCTTATAATCTGTGTGGAATGCGGTAGCAGATCCAACTTGGACACCTCTCCAATAATATTTCCCATTGGCTGCTATAGGACCATCTTCTGCTATTGCCTCATTATAAGTATCATAGTCAGACGTATGTACCAATACACCATTCCACCGCAATTCAATAGAGTATGTGTTGCTTCCACCACCTCCAGGATTAAAGGGGTCGTTATCTCCAAAATTAAAATTAGTTACAATCCTCCAAGCATATTGAACAACACCGTTTTGGATCGAGTGTTCCCAAGGGTCTGAGCCAGAGACCGTTCTAGTTCTTTCATATGCTGACGTTCTTGTTCTATTATAGTTTCCTTCGTATGAATTACCTCCCGTGAAGTTTCCCACGAAAGTTCGAAAGAAATTAGATGCCTTTGTGTAGTTACCAACAAACGTTCTATTATAGTTTCCTACAAATGCTCGTGCATAATTTCCTTCGTATGCACTTGTTCTTATACGAGTGAAGTCTACCATGTCGGCATAATAAGTTATTCTTGTTCTAGCAGTATTGCCAATATAATAAATGGTCCTATTATAGTTTCCTGTGAAGGTTACTCCCTTATTTCCTATAAAATATCGTGTAGAACTAACGGCTCTAGATCGAGAATATGCAGATTGTCGAGTCTTAGTATAGGTGCCCTCGTATGATGAATATCTAGTTCTTGCAAAATTTTGTGAATATGCACTTATCCTAGTAGAGGTCACTCGACTTGAAGTTCGAGCATAATCGACCTGTGGGACAAAATCCCCAGTAAAATTACCTAAAAAGTTTCCAAGGAAATAGACTGTGCGACTAAATATTCCAGGCCTAAATCTTTGGTAGGAAGTTATTCTAGTTCTAGTAGAATCTCTATTATATGTTGAATATCTCGTGCGTATAGACGTTCTACTATACGTCTTATCTGTTGGAATGTATACCGAACGATTCCGTGTATACGTGCCAGCAAAGGTCTTAGATGTTGCTGTGTCTGGAGCACGATTGCGGGTAGACGTACTAGTAAAGGTCTTAGATGTTGATAAAGTTGTTGGTCTATTTCTAGTATAAATTTCCGTAAACGTAGATGCACGGTCTCTTTCGTAGGTTTCGGTATACGTTTGTGGACGGAGTACAAGTTCAAACCTACCCTCTTCTTCACTGGGGTTGAGAATATTCCAGTTATAATAGATAGTTCTAGCATAGAATCGAGAATAGTTACCTTCGAAAGACAACCCGGCCGTGTAAGACACATTACTAGTCGTTGTGCGTGTGATGTTTCTTACTGACTCACTATTATAGTTACCTTCATACGCAGAAGTTCTTGTGTAGTTTCCGACATAAGAAATATAACCAGTTCTGTTTCTATTGTAGATACTAGTTCTAGTAAAGTTTCCAGTAAAATCACCAGTATAATATACGATGAAGTTACCGATAAAATCTCTGTTGAACGATTGAGCCGCATCGACAACAGATTGTCTGGTATACAATATCGTGTTGTCTTTGGTGATATTATACGAGGTGGTCGTATTATAAGATGAAAAGGTTGCGGTATGATTCGTGCCTGTAAAAGTGCTCGATGAACTTACAAAGTCTCTTAATGCAACTCCGTCTGATCCCGAAACCCTAAACAGTTTTACATGATAAGGACCACTTTCATCTGTTGTTGCCTGAAAACTTATTGATTGTCCGGTGCCCTCAGTTAGAGACGTTACATTGGAAAACTGTAAAGATCCAGAAGAACTTTCATCTTGTTGACCTGATCCTGAAGAGGATGCTTCCAACCTTGCCGCAAAGAGAGCATTTAGATTTCTGAAGTTAGAATATATTTCAGACCCAGTCCTACCATAATTTCTAAGAACAGAATCGTAATAGTATGATGCATTTGTACCTAAACTTAAACCGAATAAATCCGTTGAAGGATTGCCTTCGAAATTAGAAGAATTAGATGTTAAAGACCACTCTAAATTTACATAAGCACCATTACTATGATATATTATTGGATCTCCAAATACTGTCCAATCATCACTTGGTGGTAGGTATTCTTCAATGTGAAAAACTTCATTTGAGGTTAATGCTCTGGAATCAAATCCGATTGCTCCACTTGATGTTTTTATCTGGAGACCATATTCGTCATTGTTTAAATTAGATGCATTATCAAGAATACCATCGACGTGACGTACTACAAAGTAATCTAAATCAACGTTCCAGTCTGCGGTGACGTAGGTATTGTTTTGGTATCCACCAGGCGCAAATCCTCTGCCTTTGAATCGAATAATGTTTTCTAATGCATCTGAAAAAGAGGATTCTAGGAAAAAGATTTCTGGACTGTAGACAGTAACGTCACCGTAAATATTATCTACGTTTTGTGAGGTATAATTACCTCCACCCACAGCAGTCGGAGATTTTACAAATATAAAATCAAAATCACCGAGGGGATAATCTAAGGTAACATAGGAAGCACGATCATGCTGAGTTACTCGATAGTTAATCAGATCGAGTGAGGAGTCGGCAATAGTAAAATTATCACCGTTTGCATTTCCTTGTATCTTTAGGCCATAAGGCATTATCCGATCCTTATTGCCATCATATCAATTGTCAAAAGAACCGCAGTATCTGCAGGTCTCTCCAGTAGGTCATATAGATTGACTCTAAAAAACCCTGAGTGTCGTGTTATCCAAACTCGCACCATTCGATCTGAAGTGGGTTTTCGCACAAAGGTTATAATAACTTTATCCGGATCGTCTGCGTCCGGACAGGGGAAATCTTCTGAGGCGTAAGGTCCTGGTCCAAGGAGACGAGACTCTCTCACTTGGATATTGCTGGTTCTTATGCTGTCTGAGAATACGACCGTCTGCCCATCTGGACCGTATAATTGGATACCATAACTCATGGTTCCCCCTATGGTTTAGGTGGCCAAACAACTGACTCCAAACTTTCAACTCCATCTAGGTTCTCTGTAATGTCACGTAGTGCTTGTCGGTACTCTGCCCATTCGGTACGAGTTCCGTCACTCATTCCATTGTCGTCCATTCGAGTCCAGTCAGAAGATGCTAATAACGCATTTCTTTTTGTTCTAAGATCTGACATGAATCTTTGAGAGTCAAATTCCCAACCTTGCAGAGTCCAATTATAATACCCACCTTCTGGTCTGGGTGGTTTGTCTTGCCAAGATTCTAATTCAAAATCCCAATATTTTTCATTCACGTGATCAACAGAAGGTTCATCGGAAATATTTCGAACGATACTATCACCATTCATATCACCATCGACGATATTATCGTGAACAGATCTGCTTAGTTTTTGTGTAAACCTCACTTCACCCGTTTCTGGGTTTATGTATGCGTAACTTTTGCTCATGAGATAAATTTTCCTATTATATAATTTGATTGGTAATGAGACCAAAATTCTATTCTTTGAGTTCCGTCATAATGAAATAATGCATAAGATGCTATGTTGTCTACTTGGACACCACCATCAATTCCACCTATTACTGGACCTATGTATATCTCATAACTCATAAACGACATGGTGTTTGCCATTACAAAATAATCGTTGATGTCATCCCCAGCTGGTATATAATATGTAGATAACTTTATGGGATCAGTTACTATAGTATTTGTTGGTGCTGTTACATTCCCGACAGCAACGATTTCCATATTATTATCGAGTTCACTACTGAATATTACACCGTTTCCCGTTTCATCATATATCTCTAACCCATATCCACTCGTTGCTTTTGTTAAACCATAAGATTTTAAAAGTTTATAGTTATAACTAGCAGGGGTTTTATGTAAGGGAAATGGGTTTGTGGAACCAAATTCTTTTTCATTCCAATCAATACTGCCAGCAAAATCTTCAAGTGTAATCAAAGGTTTTTCTATAAACGCACTCCATGTACCAGAGGTTTTTCCTCTAGGTTGTATCATAACTATATCACCGTTTGTTTCAACAGTGTTAGGTGGAGGATACGAAACACCACTACTAGCAATTCCACTATGAGTTATTAGAAGATTTGGATATTTATCATCTATTATCACATGATCGTCTGAATTTTTTATTTCAATTCCGTATGACATATCACCCAGACCTCAGTACGAGATATCGAAATGTATGAGGTTCTGAACTATTACTGTTAGACAGAGTAATTTGATCAGTTCCCTTAACATATTTTCCAAATAAAAATGCCGTATTTTGATCTGCCTTAAAAAGAAAAACACTCCACTGATCAGTATTCCTCATACCAGGGATACTAATAACTTGAGAACCATCTGCAGGGAGAGTTATAATGTCTGAAGCAATCAAAGCAACAAGATCACTATTTGCTCCAACCAATAAAGTCTCATTGTCATTATATATCTCTAAACCATAATCCATTATAGTTTACCTAGTTTGACTCTCAGAACTCCTGCCCCACTATCACTAGCAGAGTATACTTCTATTTTTTCTGAAGTCATTACAATACGTTCCCCTTGGGCATTGGTATTAACATCAATATCATTCCAATTTGGGTTCACCGTGAGGCCTTGTATCTGGACCTTAGTCGCATCGATCGTTCCCGTTTGAATATAACTACCATCAATTATGGTGTTACCGGATTCGTCTTGGGTCAATGCACCTTCACTGTTGGTGAACGTTACAACACCATCAAACGAGTAGTTTGCGAATGCTGGACTGAACTGTAGTGCATTATTAGCAACGGTTGCCTCTCCGGTTCCAGTTCCACCGGACATTTCTTCCATTGCTTGCCATCGAACTGCCCATAGGTTACCACTAATGTCTGCATCCCCTTGACGATAATATGGAGTCTCACTCCACTTTGGATTTAATCCAGAGAATCCACCATTGGGGTTACCTCCACCAAAGAATATGTATTTTGCAGAATAAGTAGTAGTCCCGTCTGCACCCATAACAGGTGTATCGGCGGGAGCATTAACACTTACCCCTTGGAAATACAAATACCCACTTGATTGTCTTGGAGTAGCAGATCCACTCGGATCTGGACTAACACCATCTGTCGATACAATGACGGCAGTAGACCAAGACAGAGAAGCATCTTCTCCAACCAGTCCTCTATTAGTAGCAGTAGCACGACACATCCACAATGCATCACCGTCCTCATTAGACGGTTGCATTGATTCGGACCATCCAATATTCGCAGAATCTAAATCAATGTTTGTAGGTGAACTAGAAACCTCAATACGATCGTTGGTGAAACTGTACAGTAGAGTACTAGGTGGTGCTGGTACTGGACTAGAGTCTGCTGGTGCTCTTGTATAAATCTGTGCGGAGAATGTCGAGTAACCATCTTCACCGTTGTTATGATCTAGGTATGGGTCTGACCACGTACTGCCCACATCAACATCATCGTCTCCATCGATCGCAAAGGTCTGCTCTACTGCCCAGATCTTACCTTCACCATCTGGGATTTCTGCAACAGTGTCGTACCAGCCATCTGGTGGGATTAATGAGTTCGCAGGAATAGTTAGTTGAGTCTCACCATCTGGTAGTGTTATGTTTGCCGCATTTGCTTGTGCTTCAGTTTTTGTTTTAGCAGTCGAAGCAAAATTAACCATACCACCCGTCGGACTCGTTGGTCCATTTGCAGCGGTAGATCTTTGAACAATAACTGCTCTGAACGTGGATCGACCATCACGACCTGCACCACCTGCAGTAGTTTCATCTGGTGAAGACCAAGCAATATCGTCATCGATGATTACAGGATCTGGATCACCTTCCTTGCTTGGTTTGGTTGATGCAACACCCGAAGACACGAATAGTTTATGGTCTGCCGATGGTTGATCTGGTATTGTTCTTGACCAACCACTAGGCACTAATAAAGTCGAATCACTGAAGTCGAAATTGCCATCAGTCGGTGTATCTGGAGTAGGATTTGCGTCTGTAGGCACATGCCATTGGTATACATTTATCTGTAAGAAACTATACCCGTCTTGTGAGTCGGTTGCAAAGTTTAGGATTCTTTTTGGTGCACTAAACGTCAATGTATTGTCAACACCAATAGCACCAACTATACTAGCAGTAGTTGTAGTCTCCCACAAGTCCATTCTGTTGGTTAGGTCTAACGGTGGTATCTCTTCGTACCAATCTGGTGCACCTTGAATTTTTCCACCTTCTTTAACAAATCCATCGTTCGTGAAACTATAAACGACATTGTTATTGTCATCGATTGCTGTAGGTGTACTGTTGCTTCTGGTGTATAAAGATTTTTTGTACGTCGATATGCTTTGCTGAATGCCTAAAGTAGGAGTGCTCCATCCATCATCCGGAACATAACTCGTACCAGTATCTCCTAGTGTGCTGAATACGTATGTAGATGACCATAGATCACCTTCACCATCTGGGATGCCTGCGTACCATACTCCTTGAGTACCACTTACATCTGGTAATGGTCCCAATGCAGCAGGATTACCATTTGCGTCTGTAGGACCAAATACTTCAGTACCAAAATTAAAGTAACCACCATCTGGTTTATATGGTCGATCCAAATCTTCTCCTGCAACATAATCTGCTGGACGTGGTACCTTTCGATACACTACCTTTTGGAATAGAGACTTACCAGGGTCACCGTTCAGTCCGGTTGACGTTTTAATAGGTTGACCCCAATCGATGGTAGTATCGATGGTTTCACCATCTGCCAAACCATTTGTCGTTGCGATACCCGATGCAACGTATAGATCACCCGCCTGTGTTTCGACCGAAGGTGGGACAGAATACCAACCAGTAGGTACAACGAATACGTCTGCCGCAGTAGGGTCAAAATTGAATGATCCACCGGAAGGTTTTACTACGGTTTCATCGGTATCAAATCGACGGTATACGGTTAACTGAGCATATAACTCACCATTGTTTTGATCTACAATACCGGAAGATAGTTCTGCTGGGACTGACCAATCTTCTGCTTCGATAACATTGGTATTGGCATTGTCGTCAACAAAAGTATAGTTACTGATCCAAAGTTTAGCACTGCCCGATGGAACTTCTTCTGTCCAAGTCTTATCCAACGGACTTGCATCTGCTTTTGTGGTTGGTACAGTTAGGGTGCCAGTGTCGAAATCAAACGTACCTCCATGAGGAGTGTCTGGTTGAGTCGAACTTCTGGTATAGATTGTAGCAGGGAATGGTGTTCTGGATGGACCTGAACCACCATCACCTAATTCGTCGTATCGAGCAAGACGTACCCACTCATTACCATGAGAGAAATATGCGGCACCGTTATCATGGGTATGCGCAAACATACCGTGATAAGTAGCAGGATCAATTTTATCCAGTTCTGTCTTATTTGGAAAGTGATTGCTGTATAGAATCTTACCTGTACCGATATCAAGATCATTATCTTTCAGTGCATCACGTATCTGCTGTATAGTGAGACCACCACCGGAGTGTTGCTGAATAAGAGCAATGACTTCTTCTTGAGATAGTCCAGCAGAATCTTCTACAAAGTGAAAGTTTTCGTTGATCTTATCGATAGCCTCATTGATCTTATCTGCTAAGTCAATGGTCTGAAGACTGTTAATATCATCGTGTGCCATTATTATCCTCTACTAAACGAAAGAGTAAACTCTTTATCTCATCAATGTCTTGTTTCAGGTTACTCACCTCTTCAGTCAATGATTCAATTTTGTGCTTTTCTCTCTGCCTTGTCTCTTTTAGTTTCCTTGCTTGTACAATCTCGTTCTTATTCGTGTTCAAGATTGTGCCTGTTTTCTTGTCCCGTACTAGGTTATTATGTCCCTGTACCTTTTGGTATTGTTCCATCTATTACACCAAAGCAATTGCTCGTAGATCTCGTATTGTAGGAGACTTCGATGAATTGCTTGAAGTCATAACAACCTTTACTTGGAATGCGGAGAAGGTTTCATCAACTGCATTTTCAATAACGTATTCATAGTCACGATAAATCGACCGATTGCTATCCGATATTGGATATGTTTCACGATTCATTGCAATCCATTCTGCTGTATTTAGTCCTTCTTCAGTAAGGGATCTCTTGATGTATACCTCGAACTCTGATTCGATAGGACGGTTTGCCGCAAAGATAACCTTCAGACCATCCGACGGATTCTCTAAAACAACCGGAACGGTTACGTGCTGTGCCGCATCTACCTTATCGATAACATTCTCAAGTGCAAGTACCGATGCTCTCTGCATGTCGATGACTGGTGATACACTGTCGTCGTTGGTGCTTAGTGAGATGTTCAGTGTCAGTGTGCGACTACCTGATTCGTTTTCGTCAGATCGAACAATCATTGGTTGGTCGTTTAAGTTCAGATCATTTAGGGTAACTGCAGATGTGACCACTGAAGAAGACTGACCAATTGGATTGCGACGATTCTGCCCATAAGACTGACCTGTCTGTGTCGATATAGACGAAGTGATAGATGTTGCTGTCGGTGCGAGGAATTGCACTAGTGGAGTAAACTCATCGTACATTACTTGTTGAGAAGCCTTGATGTTATTACCACCACCTGTACCTGTTGCTGTTGCTGATACAGTTGTATCAATACTGTAACCTTGCCACGTTGGGTTCTTCACAACAAACGTACCGTTGATGTTTGCTGGTAGAATACCACTTAGACTATTAGTGAGTCCACTGATAGTGACACTGTCACCTGCAGAGAAACCATGTCCTTCATGGTGGATCTTAATGTCTGACGAACCAGAAGTGGTCTCGATAGGATTATTTCCTAGAGTCACCTTCGGTAATGTTGTATTAGTTAGTTTGACTGTTACATCATTACTCGTATTAAACTTGGCACGATATAAATTGAACATTAGATCCTTAGTTTGATCTGGTGTCCATGTAGATCCGTTCTGTGACAAGAACAAAGACCCTAGTGTTGGTTGCTTGGCAACCTTAGCATCTGTCGAACCAAGAACAAAGTCATATGTCTCTGCGACATATACATTGTAGTCTATTGATTCAGCAAGCAGTACTATAGCATACTCTTCACCAGAAGTCAAATAAACTGGTTCATCGAACTCGATTGATGTTGGTGCCTCAAGTACACTACTCATCTGCTCTGGATCGGATGGTAGGTTAATATCTGCTGGATCAGTGAACTTCACAGAGCCTGGTAGGATACGACCTGTTGGAATGCCATTTTCCACTGGACGGATTTGCACTTGCATTGGAATTGTGCTATCCTTAGTCTTTACGTATACGTCGACTTTCGATAAGAACACTCCGTTCGGGTATTCTACACGATCAACACGGAATGTCTGTGCTAAAGGATCTTCATCTTCTATTATAGTAGTGATGACTCGGGTTGAACGAATAGTGCGTTGAATTGTCTCGATTGTACCCACTGAAGTATAACTTGAACGACTAGACGTGACGGAGTTGTCGTCATCATTCTTTGAGATGTCTAGTAGTTTGAATTCTTGCGTACCCGTACGGAACTGAATCTCAGACGTGTTAGGAATAAAGAAGTTACCCGTTAGTTCACCCTTCGCATCTGTCACAAGATCAGTTGATCCACGTGGGTGACTTGTTGCGTCGGAGAATTCACTGCCTACCTCAGTTGGATTGTCAGAGAATTGAGTGAATGGTTCTTGACGTACCCACTCCGATACTGACTTGTTTCCAAAATAAGGGAACATACGAGTGTTTGGCCGCAGACCCTTGACAGAGAATGAGACCTCACGAGATCGCATGAACGGAATGATTTCAATATCGACAACACGTTGTCCTACAAACTCTTGAATGGTACGAGTTGTTGTCGTTGTTACTATGCGTCCACGTTCACGTGCACGTTCTGACGATAGGTCGAGTGTCTGACGTCGTACAGTTGTCTGTATGATGTCTGGTAGACTACGACTCTCTACCCACTCATCGGAAGCCGGTGACAGTACCATATATCCTGTTTGAGTAATCACTGCAAATGGATTGATGTTCAGTGCCGATGTTGCCAACTTCTGCTCAATCAGTGTCTCGTGTTCGAATGGTAGAGTAACCAAATCACCTTTTTTTAGATCAAACTGAGTAGGGTCTAGTTGTAGTCGTACCGACTGTTCACGGAATGATGGTTTTAGTTCACCTGCAAATGTCTCGATCGATGCACGATAATCATCTGCAAAAACGTCAGAAAAACTAAATCCACTGAAGTTGTCCGCAATGAATCCGGTCTTGGTTCTTGGTAAACCAGCATCGTCAAGTACCAGAATCGAGTTAGTGTCTTGCTCAAGTAGACTAAGTGTAGTTAATTCGAACAGAGTGTCGACACGTTCTTCGAGTGCCGCAATGTCTTTCATTGTGAATCGTTTGTTCGGAATGTAGTTGACTCGCACATCGTCACGTGAGAATGTATATGCACCAATCTCTACGTTATAAAGTGGTAGAGTACCTGCTGGAAGAATTGGTGCCTTTGGTGTTGATGACGGTTGACCCTGAATCAACGTAACTTCACCGATACCGATTGTATTCTCACCTGTGACAATGTTTGCCACAAGAGTATCAATTCTTGGACGGTGATACTGTAGGTTTTCGATAGTTATCGCAGAATTATTTTGAGGCAATGTAAGTGAACTAAATCCAGCATCAGAAGTTTTGGTTGGACGGAAGTCCAGTACACTACTTAGCTGTACTGTCTTACCTGACGCAGTCGTATACGAAGGTACCTCATTATATGCAACCAGAGAGTTGTCACTGTTCTTATATGAACTTGCCGCAAAGAACACTCCGTCTGTTGAGTGGACATAGTGAGTGAAGGTTACGGAGATGTTGGTCACATCTTCTGGTAAACTTGATGTTGCTGTTCGTTGAATAGAAACAAAGTCATAGAAGTTGTCACTCTGACCACCATTCATGCTGTACATGAAGGTAGCATCTTGAACCTCTTCGTCTGTCGTATAAGAGACAGACTTTAGTTCTACACCATCAACCTGATCTAGTTGATAGTACTTACCGTCATCAACAGTTACTTGCTTAACCGCAAAGAATTCTCTATCATTGTTTGGTTGAGAGTTTACAGAGTCGTATGGTCCTACGATATAGACCTCACCGTTCCATTCGATGGATGCTCCTTCAGACAGATCATACCAGTACCAATCATCCGGAGTTCTTTTCTGTATAGTGCCGTCCAAGTAGAACAACCAACGATCACGATCTTCGTTATAAAAGAAGTAGTTGTTGGTTACACCATTCGGTACATAAGCAGGAGATAATGTAGTCTCCGTACGAGTGCCCACAGATAGATCAACTGTAGTTTCTGTCAGTACCTTTGTCTTGATACGTTGACCGTCGAGAGGTGCATATCGAACTAGAGTGTAAGAACCACTCAATCCACTGTATGTACCATCTGAAGTGGTCACGTCTAAAATACCACTATCGTCTGATAGTATCCACTGACCAAATTCACTGCCTGTTCGGTTGATCTGACCATTAGTATCTGCAGTGACGTTCTCGATAATACGAGCAGTGTAACTAACCTCTTGAATGCTGTCCTGTACTGGAGTAGGTTCTGCTAAAGGAAACAGTAGGTTGCTGTTTGTTGTCTCTTGCAGTGCGGCCGTCTTAATATCAATATCAACATCTGTACCTACTAATTTGGTTGCGGCACTAAATGCTTTGTTAGTAAGCATCTGCACGTCAAATAGATATGCACGGAAACCTGAACCGTAACGATCGACACCTCTTAGTGTCGCAGAACCTAAAGTACCATCATCACCTACGACATCAACAGATACCATTGTGGTTGCACCACTAAAGGTGGATGTATCTTCAATCTCTACCCAACTACCGACACCACCAATGATGGACTCAGTGTTTGCTTCTGCTGGATCTCGTGCTTTAACGATATCGACGTTAGATCGACCGACCTCTAGTCGGTATCCATCGACGTATGCAACACCCTCAGACACATCTAAACTTAAATTGTCACCGTCTTCTTCGACGACGACTTTGAATTCTTGTGCGACGTAATCACCCGACTCTTCTTTGGTGCGTACCGCAAGCAGATCGTTGATTACATTGTATGCGTCCGTGGTCTTTACTTCACGTGTGATCTTACCGTTAACAATACGGCAAACCCATACAAAGTTATCTGTAGACCCTTCCTCTGGACGAATACTTGGAGTTAGTTTGATTTTGTATCGATGTGCGCCTGGTGACGTACGGTTAGGTACATCTCCTTGGTTGTCATACAAGTTAGGGTCTTCACCCTCTGTGACAATAGACTCTTCGATCAAGAAACCTAGATCGACCGTAGGAGTAGAACTGTACTTGTCAAGAAATACCTGCGACTGTTCAACGTGAACGAAGTGCCCCTGAACAAAGAATTCACCTTCTGCGAAGTAAGCACGTGTGCCACGACCAGCTGGTTCGATGCCGTTCTCTGGTTGAGCAACAACCATGCCCGATACACCACCGTTTAGATAGGTGATGACATCTCCTTTCTTGACACGAGCAGGTTCTTCTGTGTTAGTAGATGCTAACGTATCGGTGTATCGAATGTATAAAGTAGTTGGGTCACCATTCTCTGCTGATACGACCTCAGTTACGACAAAGTTTAAACCTTCTTGGTTTGTGAAGGTGACTTCTGTGACATTGCTAGGCACAACACTTGAATCAGACAGACGAATGTACTCTAACGAATTATCGATAGTCGACCCGCCTGGTTTAACTAGAGCACCTTCACGGAATATGTTACGACCGAAACGAGCAATCTCCTCTTGGATGATTGTCTGTGCTTCGTTTAGTTCTCTTGCCTGTAGTGCACGACCTGAGTTAAATAGAACACGATAATAGTTATCACCGTCCTCATAAAAATCACGGTATGTTTCTCTAAAGGTTTTACTTGTAAAATCTGACATCACCTATCCTATATTGTAATGACAACTTTAATGTCTTCCTGCTGCTCGGCATCCCTACGAATACGGGAACGGTTCTCGATGTAAAGTACATCACCACTGTGTCTATCTATTTCATACTTATCAGTAAATACAGAGAAAGAAGACGACGTTGTTCCGTCAGTAACGGCCTCATTTGAATCGAAAGGTATAAATCCAGTTGATTCGTTTTGGTGATAGAACACGAACTCATCAACAGACTCATTAACGTATGCACGTGCACCACTGTTTTCTTGATAGATTACGTCTCCAGACTTATAAGGAGATGAACTACTTAGAGTCAGTGATGACATGACCTTACCGGACACTTGAGTATATGGTTGACCTTCTGGAGTCAGTGGGTTCTTGATAACACCGATCTGTCGAAATGTGTTTTCAACGATGAAGGTGTTGCCTTCTCGACCGTCTGGTTTGATGTTCAGTAGCACTGAACTTGTTTTTAAATCATCTACTGGATCAGCACCTAGTCCTGACGGTGGAGTGATCACGGCACGAACAACACACGGTTCGGTGTTAGCACCTTCAATCTTAAAGGTTGCTTCTGTGTATCCTGCACCGAAGTCAATCATGCGGACACCGACGACAGATCCGTTATATACGATCACTTCTGCCGTAGCTGTAGTTGTACCATCACCTTTGACTTCAATTGTAGTGCTTTCTTGTGTATATCCAGCACCACCCGATATAACCTCACCACGAAGAATCTCACCACCGACTGCGGCATTCATTACGTTCAATTGTAGATCTTCGATCCCGTCTGCGTTACACTTAGAGGTAGGTCCGGTTAGACCCACTGGGATGTGGTTGGTTGATAGGTATTGATAGATGTTCTGTGGTGTCAGTGCAAATAGGAACTTCCAAACGTAGTTGTCTGCTGTCCTAAACGGTTTCTTGTAGTCAACGTTTAGTTCGCAGTAGTTTGGTTCGACTGTCGATGGGATCGTTTGACCATCGTATCGAGTTCCTTGCTCAAGGCATAGATATACCTCTTTCGCACTGTTCATCACGAAAAAGTTTGTTGCTTCGTCTGCATCGACGTTATCTGACCATGCGTCATAGATATCATTCGCATTCCAGTTAACTCGGGGTGCGACAAAGATTGCACCTTCAACCTTCTTAATAGACTGAAGGTTGTGTCTGAATTCTCGTTCTTCGAATGAACCATCAATAGGAGTATACGGATGATCCACGTCATCCCCCGACGTTGGGAATACATCTGACTTACCAATGCCGATGTAATACTCATTACTAGAGTTGATGACATCCTCAAGAAATTGTCGAGCCAGAGTTCGACTCAATGTTTGTCTGACTATTGCTGGCATTATGGGTTCCTATTAAAAAGTCCTAACTTATATATAGTTGATTCACTATACTGCAGGTAATTTACCAAGAATTACTCTTGGATTTCCACTTGAATCGTTAATTGTTATGGTATCGGGATCTAATACCATCGATGATAGATCATTTTCGACATCACTGGTACTGTTCTGCACTGCACCTAAACTTAGTGAATTAGCACTAATACGACCACCGTTAATCTCAGTTGATCCACCCAAAGCATAGACAGTACGGTTATTATCTGTGTTCCCGTCCGATAGAATTACATCTGAGTCACCACTATTGGTAAATGTTACGATGCCGTCAAATGATACAACCTTCTGTGCTTGAGTGCCAAAATCTTCCGTTGTTGGTGCAACACCAGAGGTATCGATGAAAACAAGATCAGAAAAATACCATGTTGTTGAAGTGGTGTTTGCGTTGATAGTTGGGGCATCCATCGACCATCCATTAGGTGGTGCGACACTTAGACCATTCCAAGTTAGTGTTGCTTTTGCTGGGGCTTCTCCTGCAGTTGCGGTTTCAGAATACATCCTGATACTATAATATCTAGGTGGTGGATCTGGTTGATCTGGTTGATCTGGTTGATCGGGTGCATCTGCGACGAATTGCACATATGTAACAGTATCGGCAAGAAGAGTATTTGGAAGGTGACTGTCCTGAGTTGGTTTAGGTGCTGTCCACTCATAGAAGGTAACAAACTTCTTCGTTCCCAAAGTCAGTGAAATCTGATTCATAGCACTTGGATTTTGAACCGAAGAATATACAGGGACTACACCTTGTGCTGGTGGTGCGTTCGGAGTCTCTCCTACGAACTTAACCCATGTTAAACCGCTCCTCAAGTTAGAGAGATTAGAGTTCGGTTTGTTCTCTATGCCGTTCCATTCGTAGTACAATACATATTCCTGACCAGTCTGTCGAACAGTATTTTTACCATCACCACTAGAATCATTTGCATAGATTACTGTGACACCTTCTGAAGTACCCGCATCCCCGTCCGTGATGGTAAGGTCTGTTTCTCCGTTTTCGTCAGTAATTGTAACCGTAGTCACTCCGGTATTTTCGTCATACTCCACAGCCGTTATGGTTGGAGACACAGCATTTTCTCCACCAACACCAACAATCTGTGCATCACCAAACTCAGCACCATTGATAAGGTCTGTATCTCCACGTCCAACGGCAGACCCCTGAATGATCCAAAGGTATTCTCCGTTTGTGATTGACGGAGCACTCTGAGTCCATCCTTTAAAATCAGCACCGGATTCTGCAGTCAACAAACCAGTAGAAAAAGTGTGCTTGAAACTACCCGTCGGGTCTGCTGGAGCACTTGACGCATCACTGTTTTTGTTGTATAGTTGTACAACTGCAGTGTTGTATCCGTCTAGTCCTGTTCCTGATAGAAGAGTAGGGGCACTGAACTCATCACCATAGATTACATCTGTGCCACTCGTGTTTGAAGCAGTTGCTTGCTTGACCCAAATATATTGGCCTGGTACGATTGCAGGTAGGTCTTGAGACCATCCATCTAAATCACCCGTAACTTGACCAACTGTAGTCGGAGAAAGTGTACCAGTTTCAAAGTCATAACTAAATGGTCCCGTCGGTACTTTAGTTGGAGCATTGACTGCCCCATTTGCCGCAGTACCTTTAGGTCTGAATATGAAGACCGTCGCAACATTCGTTGCTGGATCTGGTTGTGTCGGTTGAAAACCAACACGTGAAAGAACAACAGGACCGTTCCAATCATCTTGATTAAACGTTGCGGTAGATCCTACTGGTCCTTCTAATGTGATCGACACCATCCACAATGCTTCCGAAAAGGTAAGATTGTCGGGACTGGTCGACCAGTTAGTAAAAGCAGTGGAGACACTGGCAGTCAGTACTCCACTTAAAAAGTCGTATTCAAAGTTCCCCTGTGGTACAGTTGGTTCACTAGCATCTGCACTAGTCTTATAAAAGTACTGCAGTGTTACTCGTGACGTGCCGTCTTGTAGATCTACAAGAGTGACAAAGTCAGAAGCATATCGTGTCCATAATACCGACATGGGGAACCCTCAAATAATTAAGACGTTGACTTAGTTACAGTAACATCACAACGGATGCTGATTGGTGCAGACGTGTCTGGAACAACTTCTGGTCCTGCAGTAATTGCCGCAAAGTTGTTGTTATTACCATCGGCAACAACACCACCAGAAAGTACTACAGTTGGATCATTTACTGCAGCGACTCGTACCTGAGAACCATCTCCGTATTCCCAACTGTACTTGATCTCGAAACCACCGACACCATCGGTAAGCACGTTGTCACCTTCACCCGTTGCGTCTGTAACAACCGCAGTTAGTGTTACTGGATCACCTGAGTTGTTACGGAATGTGGTTGGTCCACTTGGAATGATATCTACCTTGATAGCACCACGACCAGCAAGCAGTTTAGCAACACTTACTACGTCTTGACCCTGATCACCAGCAACCTTCATAGTGTATGAGAATGCATCGTTTCCTACGTTAGTCGGAGCAATCTTGATCTGAGATCCTGTTGTCCAACCTTCGGTAGGAAGTGAGGTTGTTACGAAAGTATCTGACTGAGATAGTCGATATCCAGCAATTTGTCCTGAACCAGTACCTACAGTTGCGGCACTGAATGCTCCACCGTTTGTTTTGGTAGTGATTGCAACGTTAGTGGCAGTACCAGTAACAATGAACTCGACGATTACATCGTCTTGATCAGATGCCAATACACCGTCTGCGTCTGCAAGGAATGTGTGGTCTGACTGGATAAGATTGATGACCGTACTGTCCGCACCGTCACGTACAATAGTAACACTTAGTTCTAGGTCGATAGTGCCTGTGAACTTACCTGTGTTATATGCAACAGTAACGATCACTGTACCACTACGCTTATACTCTTGGGCATCTGGTGCCACAATCGCATCACATGTGATAGTGCCGTCTGCACCTTCTACGAAAGTGAAACCTGTTGCTTGTTGGATGTCTTGAATAACAAACTCACCGTCACCCGCAGTTGCGTTTCCTGAGTATGCTAGTTCTGTTCCTCCAACGTATGCTTGCACGTTAGTTTGAAAATCTGTACGTGCAGCGTCTCCAACTTGACCTGTAGGACTACTGATAAAAGTATGGTTCGCATTGGTCAAGAAAGCAGATACCGCACTTTGACCGTCGATTACGTCGGTTAAGGTAACGGCCGCCGTGGCAGTTCTTACGATTGCCATGATTAACCCTCTTCTTTATCGTTAATAGTTAATTGAATTGGCAGTGTCCCAGAATTAGGAACTGCCTTTGCTTCGATGAAAATAGACTTCAGTTCACCATTACTAAACTCTTGCGCAGTTGATTCAGCCGGTATGCCAAACCCAATTGGACAAGTGCCGTCGTCTCCTACAGTAACAATAGTTCCGTCTATATGTGACACGTAACGTGTCGTCTTATTAATGCACACAGATTTACCACCCGATGTCCATTGATAACCATAATCACCGTATTGGTTTTCATCAATACCCAACCCGTTGATTGAAATACGTGCTTGCAATTCGGTTTCACCCGAATCGTTTAAAAATACTGTTCCGTTCACTGCTGTGATTGCGACGTTAAGATCCTCGTATCCACGATCGTAGATAAGTGCTGGAGCAGTCCACTCTTCTGGTAGAATAGTCTTTTGACTAACACCATCTGCCTTTGGTACAGAAGTCTGAATCAGAAAGACGTATCTTCCTTCTGTTGGAATGCTTAACTTCCATCCCTGTAGAGTTGGATCTTCTGGCATCGTAATGTCGTTACCAGAAAAATCATAAATTGTAGGCAAAGAAATATCTTCCGACTCTGGCAGAGTCGGGTCATTAAATGCTTTGTAAAGTTCTACTCTCAGACCACCATTAGCAGAAAGACGATACAGTTCTTCGAAGTTATCGTTAACCTTCTCTGCTGTTGTTCGAAGTGTATCACCAGTTCCGTCGTTACCTGCACCACCAGTGTTAATAATTTGTCTTGGCATGAAAATTTTCTCTCAATTCAATGTCAGTATTTATACCTGATCTACCTCTGGATTTTGACCAGGAGGAGTATCTGGTTCTGTCGGTTCTGTAGACCCATCATCTGGTTCCGTCGGTCCTGTAGACCCACCCGCAATCTTAATAGGAATGACTTTGCTGAATGTGACGTTCACATTGTCAAACCAAGAAGATACCGTAACCGACAGATCCTCTCCTCCAGTGACGGCACCTATGTTGGCAACATAGACTAACTCCGGTATTGTATTTTGTGTCCCGTCTTCACGAAGGTCAATATAAACCGTACCTAATGGATTTTCTTGCAAACTCTTATCTACCCATCCGTCACCAAACTCTAGCACCAACTGTTGCCCTGCAAGAGAACTACCCATAATTAAAAACTCAACACTCTCTGTTGATGGATCGAGTACTAATTCTTCGTCAGTAAATCCTTGCTGATTACTAGGGTATGGTATATTAGGTTTCGCAATGTGAAGGGCAAAGTGAGTAAATGCATCATCCGGATACTCATTAGCTGCACCTGGTGACATGCTAATCACAACGTTTGGATCTGTAAGATCTGTGCTAGGGTTAGCAATTCCAGAAAGATTAACGTCGGCAGTAATTGTGTGCTCAGACGTTGATACCTTTGATAAACCCTTCACCCTAGATTTAAATACGACCGTGGTCTCTAATGGTATTGACGGATCTGAATCAAGGTTAGTTTCTTCGACCGTACACTTAAACGACACTACTCCACTGCTTGTAATTGTTTCTCGTGTGTCATTCAGTAGAACCGAAATGTTAGAGTTACTCTCACTGCTGTTGGATTCTAAATCAAAGAACAGTTCATAACTTTCACCAGCACCAACTGAACCATCTAACCATCTACCTGACGACAGTGTTCCAATACCATCACTATCTGACGATTTGACTGCGTAGGTTCCGTTGGGTGAATACTCAACGGTAACACTGGTTCTTCGTACCAACTGGGTCATCCACGAACCAAGATTACCTGTGCCAGCAGTGTTTACAATAAGTTTACGACGACCACTTTCAGTTGCAACAGTTAACGGGTCCGGCCAGATACCTGTTGGATATTCGGTTGGTTCGGTCGATGTAAATGGTAGATACATCTTAGGTTGTCTATCTGGAGAAACAAAACTACTTGTGCTAGGATACTCTATGAACGAGTCTGGAGAGTTGATGAAATCATAGTATAGATTACCATCTACAAAATATGATGATCCATTTAACTGTCCACCAGAAAACGATTTTGGTACTATAACAGGTTCAGACCATGATCCTGCTACGTATTCATACACTTCAGTTTTATACCCATCCGAAACAATTAACTGATCGGTACTTGCAGTGATGACTGGATATGGAACAGATCCTATCACTGTACCTGATTCTGGACCGAACCCTTCAGGAACTGTTATAGGATAATTGCCTCCAAACACATCACTTCTTTCTTTTATTAGTTGTTTAGTTGTTCCATCACCGACAAAAACATCAAAGGAATGTTCCGACTCAACCATCACACCGCCACCTAGATTAGACAATCCGGCGTTGATCATAGTTTCTACATCGTGAACCCAAACTGTAGGAACATACGTATCATTCTCGTAAGAACTGTACTGAGTGTTGATAAGTTTTTGTTTACCGTCTACAGTAACGACTTGCAGATTTTCTGCACTAAACTGATATCTCGGTATGTCTGTTGTAATAATGAAAGAAATGTTAGTGTAAGTATGTGAAATTCCATACGCGTTAACATCATCATATTCAAGGTTATCTAAATTATCTAAATCTAGAAAGGCATAGGATCTTCCGTAGTGGTACCAAGAATTGTTTTTCCAATTTCTGGTATACCCAGCTGGGAAAACTATCCACCGATCATCGATAACAAAAACATCAGATTCGTTATCGACACTTTCAGTGGTAGTAGCGCCTGCTATAAATCTATATGTTGCCCAGTTTTCAATGTTTGATAAATATTGTAATTCCTTTATCAGATTCCAACTGGTGTCATATATTGTTATTTTAGCGCCATACGGTAATTCATTCTCCAACTGTGCTTCTGCTACGAAGTGTCCCTTCAGAGAATTGAATACAATGTTTCTTGTAGGAGTGGATACTACCTGAGATCCGAACAAACTTCTGGCATACATGCCATCTACTGCATAGGTTCCATCTGCCATGATTATTCTCCTTGCCTTATAAT